ATTGAAGATTTAGAGCATATCGAAAATTTGCCAGTAATGGATTATCGTAACCAGTCAATTCCGCTTGAAAAAATTACTTCAATGGACGTGAATAAAGCAATTCAACGCTGTTTAGTAAAAGCAATCGCAAGGCACGGTTTAGGTTTATATATCTATATGAATGAAGACCTTCCCGACTTGACAGAAGAGCAGAAAGAACTTGAAGCAGAAAAGCAACGACTTAGAGAGATCCAGCCACTTATCAAACGAGCTGAACAGCTAGGATATCAAAATATTGACAGCTTGAAAAATAAGACTAAAAAAGAAATTACCGACATCATGACGATTTGGTTAGCACAGCAAGAAGTAGAAAAAGGGGAATAATTAAATGGCAATCATCACAGTTACAGCACAAGCGAACGAAAAAAATACACGTACAGTAAGCACAGCAAAAGGCGACAAGAAAATTATTTCTGTTCCATTGTTTGAAAAAGAAAAGGGTTCTAGCGTAAAAGTTGCGTACGGTTCGGCTTTCTTGCCTGACTTCATTCAATTAGGCGACACCGTAACGGTCAGCGGTCGTGTACAAGCTAAGGAATCAGGCGAATACGTAAATTATAACTTTGTTTTCCCTACTGTTGAAAAAGTATTTATCTCTAATGATAATGGAAAGCAAGCACAAGCTAAACAAGACTTATTTGGTGGTTCTGAACCGATTGAAGTTAACACGGAAGATTTACCCTTCTAGAAAGTTGGTTTAATGTACACAGCAAAAGAAAAAGAGCAAATTATCGACATCGTGGATAAAATGAGCTTACTAAGACAAGACTTTGACGGAGCTTTCACTTGGATCAAGGAAAACGTATCAATGCCATTTGACTTTGACGAAGAACAGCAATTTATGTCAGACTTGAAACAGTTAGTGAAAATTAACGCTTTGAAGTTTGGTAAAATATATGAAGGAGTATTAAATTGAAAAGAAAATTAAAAATTTATACAAGTTATGGGAAACAAGATAATGAAATTTTAAGTGATGAAGAAATGTTCAACAGCCAAAAAGAACTAGATTGTTATCTTGATGAAGCGTACAATACCGAAGAATTAGTCGGAAAGTTCGATTTCAACGACACAAAAACACAAAGTGAATATATTTATAGTGACGGTGGAGATTGGGACGACCAAACTGGTTTCACTTATGAGTTAGTTAGTTATGAAAGTGAATTAAATGAAATTAATAAAGAAATTGAAAAATTAAAAGCTAAAACTGAAAATTTAATGAAAGAATATAATTAAATAATAAAGGGGAAATTAATTGACAACACTAAGAGAACTACACAAAAAACTTAAAATCAAGCAAACACTTGATAACTATGTACGCAACACAAATAAAAAATACAAGTATAACTTTGTTCCTGATGAAATTCTTGGCGAGGGAATGGCTAAACTGATTGAGCTTAACACTCAAGGTAAACTTGGACGACATGCACAGCAAATTGCTTATATCAATCATAACTTGAGCTTACAGCGACAAAAGGAGCAACTGGAACAAGCTAACGAACGACTTGCTAAACGTGCTGAGAAGGCCCAAAAATTGCTTGATACGGAACTTCTGAAAGATAGCTACATCGAAACACTAGAAATGTTTAGTAAGTTTAATTCTAAATTTGGACTGGTTGACTTTATTGATGACTACCAAACATCACATAAAAAAGTATTCGAGTTTATGGAAAAGAACGGAGTAAAACAAGCTAAATGGCTACGTCCTGAAGGAGTTGACGCTTGGTTCAAAGAACGAATCATCTGGTTCAAGAATAAATTGAAAGAAAAATAATATCAAGATTGAAACTTTAGGCTTTACAGCTTAGAGTTTTTTTGATATAATAGTATATAAAATAAACTAGAAAGGTAACAATGAAAAGAAAATACTTTAATGATAAAAATTATTGCCATTGCTTCGATATTCCAACGAGTAATGACTTAGGAGTTTGCAAAGGTTGCAGAGGATTCGTGAACATCTGTTATAGTTGCGATCGCTG